CTCCTAAGCCCGATGGTGGAGGAGGTAATGGCGTAAATCCATATGGCACCTTACCCCCCAACTTAGGGGGTGATCAGTTTGATGGTGATAAATCAGATGAATATAAAAAACAGATTGAAGACCTAGAGCAAAAAATAGGTGCTTTAACTGAAGAAAAAAATACGCTCAGTAAAGATTTAGATGGATTAAACTCTTCTTTAAGTCAAAAGACTCAAACCTTAGACGCGTTGAAAAAAGAGCTAGAAATAGCAAAAAAATCTACGACAAGCAGAACTAAGGAGGTAGAATCTTTAAGCGGAAGAATACTAGATTTAAACCATCAGATTATACAACAAATTACTAATATAGTAGCGCTAGAAGATGAGTTAGTTACAAAAGATAGTGAGCTAGGTAGTCTAGAAGGACAATATTCTGACCTTAAAGGTAAGGCTACACAGGTAAAAAGTCAACGCAATTTATTTGCATGGTTGTTTGGAGGAAGTACTACTGGAACATTAATATGGATCGCTTCGTTTTACTGGAAATTACGAGGGAAAAGAAAAGTGAAAAACATTATAGACGAAAAGCTAGACCCTGAAGAAATTACAGAGACTATAGGAGATCGTATTGACGATGTGCAAGATAGTAAAGAAGAAGATTTAAGAGGACTTGCGGATTATCTACAAGATAAGTTTGAGAACCTTATTGAAAACAAGCTTGATTCCTTTCAGAGTCAACTATGCGATAGAATAGATAAGCTTGAAGAGGTAACTACTCAAGATATTAATATATATAATAATATAGATGATAACGATACCATTAAAGTTGTACCAACAAATCCATCTGCACATCAGGAAATCCCCGTGATGTCTACGCCTAAACCGAAACAACAACCTAGTGTCAAAGAAGACACAGAGGAAGAAACAGAGTGCGATAGGACAATCTTAGAATATATTCGACAACCCGAGTTTCCCCCGGCTACAAATCGCATTAAGGACTTTATTGAACTGAAAAGATCTGATGGTGAGAAGATAGAAGAGTTGGCATTTTATGCCCACCTATATAAAGAAGCTGTAGAACTTCTCAAAGTTAATAGGCTAATTGTTACAAAGGGCGCTCAAGCCTATAAAGTTAATAGTCAGATTAAAGCAGGAGAGGCAATAGACGAGCAAGTACAGGATCAATTTTTAAAACGGGTATCAAGTGCGACCATTAGCAGTCACATTTTATATCACGAAGCAATGATTGGATTTTTGTATAGACAGGCGGTCGGAAAATTAAAACGAGGAGAGTTTAACGTTTTGGGGTATAAAGAAGTAGCAGAATCGGTTGAGAAATGGGTGAAGGTAGAATTTCTCAAGCGAATGGGTTTTGATTTTTAACCTACCTTAACACATCCACTATTTTACTGGAGATTATTATGGCAGCGCAAAACACTTTTAAAGGCGCGAATACCGAATTTCCTAATCTCGGTATTCATTTTATCTTGTCCGAAATTATTAAGTTTAGAAAGCAGCTAACGGTGCGGCAAGAATTCAAGTCTCAGTCTGGCTGGAATAATGCTCTTAATCGTTATATGGTAACAGAGATTGAAAAAGTTGGTGATACTCTTGAGAATATTACCTACAATCCTGATGCTCTTACGCAAGAAGAGCTTGAGGCACAGGCAGCTGATACTACTCGTTCAGTAGCTGATGATTACAACGATGTGGCCCTCACTCAAGATAACGTTTTAATGCCCGTTGGCGTTAATAGAACTGTTACTTGGGATTTGACGGGAAACGACGTTGATATTCCTCAGTTGCATCCGGGTAACTGTCCTAACGATGCAGCTCGTAGTTTTATTGCTGCTCTTGACAATGTATTTGTTGAACTTACTCGCGTTGATAGTCGTCATCAGCCTTATTCTCTTACTAAGTATGAGTCGGTTATGATTCGTTCCTTGTTGAACGTTCTCTATACTCTCACGCAACGTAAGGGTGGCGAAGTTAATAGAAGCGACATTCCTACGGGAACTTTACCTTCTGACGATCCGAATACGTTCGGTGGCGCATAAGACGAAGCCTGATTTTACTAAGGGGGTTGGGGAAGATTCTCCTTCCCCCTTTTTTTAATTTAATTAAGGAGGAACAATGCCCGAAGCCCCTATGTTAACCCCTCTATCTCTTAGGAATCTTGGAGAAGGTGATTGGGTAGTCGAAGAAAGCATTCAGTTTTTAAATCAAGTAGGAGATAAAGTAAGCGGTATTGGAGCAGGGCAATATATTCCTCCTGAAAATCGTCACAGGGGCTATACTAGCAATCTTATATGGGAAGGCACGGAAGAGGATAGACCCATACTACATTTCCAAGGATGTGGTATTATAGTAGAAAAGGTTACGTTCGTTGATGCGCCTATCGGAATACTATTGGCAAAAATGAAAAGGGGTCTAGGAACCGGTAAAATGGTAGTACGGGATTGCTATTTTGACGAATGTAGAGTGGCGTTTGAGGCTGGATACAAAATAAGCGATCACAACAACGACTCTGTAGTTCTCGACCATGTTATATCCGATAATGCAGAATCGTTATTAAGATTAAGAAATGCTCAAGCAATGGGATTTTCTATTAGAGACTGTGTGGCTAAGGGGTCTCGTACCGAAAATATTATTGATGTTTTTTCTGGTGGATGTATTTATGCAGATAATTTAAAAGTTATTAATGGTAAGTGTATATTGAGATTAAGGTCAAGAGAAGCAGCGGGAGGTGATACGTCGGGTATCGGAAGTAGTAACGGCTTGTATACCTTACGTAATATTGAATTAGACGAAAACGCCGGAACATGCAAGATTGTCCAAATGGACGAACACTATCCTGTAAATATTGATGTTGTAAACGTGCAAGTCCCGTTCAAGCCTTGGACAGACGCTATTGCAGCGGGAAGTCCTGCTACAATGTATGAAATGCGTGGTAACTCGGTTTTGACTGTCACGAGTTCTAATCTGTATGAGAACTCTATAACTTGGGAAGATAAAAAACGTAGTGGTGATAACGAAATACCAAATATAATGTTGAATAGATGTCGCTTTAGTGGCAATAACATTAAAGATGTTTTATCTAAAGACAAGTCTACTGGTAAATGCTATTTTACTGCACTTCATTGTATAGACAATAAAGGTAATCCTCTTCCAGATACTTCGGGGTATGTTGATGCATGACATAGATACGGCTAATTTAATTACTCTCTGTGCTGTATACACAAAAATGCAAAAAAGATCGGAGAATATAATGAATGACTATGTTGAACACGACTTAAGTACTCGTATATATAATAAGATGTACAATAAGGATAAAGAAGACCAAGAAGTATTTGTTGACCCGGCCACAGTTATTTTAATTGGAAAAATTTCTCTCACCGTAATTCGATTAATCAAAGGATGTAAAGATTCCAAAGAAGAAAGAACCAATACGGTTATAAGTCCTACTATCAGCGAAAACAGATTGCTAACACGAGTGGTACGACGCAAATTAGGTTGGTTTAAGTATATGAGGATAGGCAAAAAGGTTATTAAGGGCATCAAAGAAACGGGGGCTGAGCTTACCCTGAACCAAATGAATCAAGCAGGATTGTTTAATGAAGAGGGAAAAATGACTATATATGAAGGTGAAAAATATCAAGAACTTTAAAATCTGAGAATTTTTAGGATTTAGCGTGGCAAACAGAAAAAGTGAAGTATAATATATTGTAGTCAACAGAGTGTTTGTTAACCTATTTTTTTAACAGGAGGAAAGTATGAAGAACTCTACTACGACTGATTGGAATTTGTTACTATCTAACAAGTGTTCGGTCAAGACGCTCAACAAGTTTGCTGCTGGCGAACAAAGTACTAAGAGCGTAGCAAGTTGTCTCTCAAATTCAGATAAGGCAACTGAGTTTAGGAAGTTGGTTAGAACCCATGGTTCTATGTATGCGCGCAGACTTACTCGAAAGGCGTTGCGTTATCGTGGTCTTATGAAGTAGGAGATTTGACATGAGTGATTTGAACGAAGTGATTGTAAGTGGTCGTTTGACTAGAGATAGCGAGCTTCGCCACACCCCTAACGGTACTGCTGTTACCGATGTGATTGTAGCATCTAATCGTATTTGGTCTAAAGACTCAGACCGTCAGGAAGAAACTACGTTTGTTGATGTAACCGTCTGGGGTAAACAAGCAGAGTCTCTTCATGAGTATTTAGTCAAGGGTCGTCATATTATGGTTGTGGGACGACTCAAACTAAATAAGTGGGAAGCGGAGGATGGAAGCAAGCGTAGTAAGCTTACTATGGTTGCAGAAAAAATCAACCTCACTCCCGGTGGAGGAAAGTCTAACGGAAACGGATCTACATCAGGAGGAAAGACAAAGGTTAAAGAAAAAGAGGAAGTTCCATTTTAATTGCTTCAGCCGAAGTTTTAAAAGGAAGTTAAAACAGTGTTAATATAACCCCCTTTAGATGGATAATCTTTAGGGGGTTTATTTCTAGAGGGCGATTTTATGAAAAATTTGAATTTAATGACGCCTATTAACACGTTAGGATATGGCGTGGTAGGGTTAAATGTATTAAAAGCAATATCGAAAGACGTTCATGTTTCTCTATCTTTAATAGGCAATGCAGACGTTAGTCCAGAAAATGGACAAATTGTTCAAAGCTGTATTAATAACTTGCAGACTTTTGATGCTAAGGCTCCATGTTTAAAAATTTGGCATGAATTTGCGTTAGCTGAAAGAGTTGGTCGTGGACCAACATTCGCCTTCCCGTTTTTTGAAATTAGTGAGCTTGACGAAAAACGTATCAGACATCTATCATCTGTAGACGGCATTATAGTTGCATCGCAATGGGCCAAAGATATAATAGATAGTTATAAAGAAATTTCCACCCCCGTTAGTGTGGTTCCAGCTGGAGTTGATCGTTCTATTTTTAAAGACATAGACCCTATAGATACAAAGACATGTGTGTTTTTTAACGCTGGTAAGTGGGAAAAGCGTAAAGGACACGATGTTCTTCTACGAATGTTTAAAGCTGCGTTTCCAAACGAATCGGATGTTGCGCTACACATGATGTCGTCTAATATTTTCTTATCTCCAAAGCAAACTAACGAATGGGAACGATATTATAAAAGCGATCCAAGAGTAAAGGTTCTTGATCGTGTTGCTGGTCATGTAGAAGTTGCACAAGCAATGTCTGCTGCTAATTGTGGAATATTTCCTAGTAGGGCTGAAGGATGGAATTTAGAACTTTTAGAAATGATGTCTATGGGGAAGCATATAATTGCTACCAACTATTCTGCACATACAGCCTTTTGTAACTCCAAAAATTCAAGTCTTATAGAAATTGAAAAATTAGAAACAGCAGAAGATGAATTGTTTTTTAATGGATCTGTGGGTCAATGGGCATCGCTAGAGGGTAAACCCTTTAAACAAGGCGTGCAGTATATGCGAGACTTTTATGAGGAATGGAAATTGAATCCTAACATTATTAATCAGGAAGGTATTAGTACAGCTAAATCTCTATCATGGACTAATACTGCCAATAAACTACAGGAGATTATCTATGGAAATTAAGGTTCAACGATTAAGTAGTAGCTCACGGATGCCAACAAAGCCTAATCAAACAGATGCGGGGTGGGACTTATATGCGTCAGATGATGCAGTTTTAGAACCCGGAGATAGAGAGCTAATTGGCACGGATGTAGCAATGGCTATTCCAGAAGGATATGTAGGATTAATTTGGGATCGATCTGGACTGGCTGCAAAAAAGGGTATACATCGTTTTGCGGGTGTGATTGATAGTGGTTATCGCGGTGAGCTTAAGGTCTGCCTATGGAACTCCTCCTCTCAAGAATTTTATATAATAAATAAAGGAGACAGGATTGCACAGATACTTTTTCAGCCCGTACCACACTTTGCTCTAATTGAAGTTGGCGATTTAGAATCTAGTGATCGAGGAAGTGGGGGTTTTGGCAGTAGTGGTTCATAAAAATTCAATGGTAGAGAGCTACGGTATAGCTTTTGGGTGTATAATATACTTCACAACCATCTCATTGGTCATTCCTATATGTTAAGATCGTTTCTACAAAAATATATACAACTTATCCAAGACCTTAGCAAGTCTCAAATGGATAGTTATATGTCTGATAAGTCTAAAAAGACTCTAGACACTGAGGCTGTTGTTGAATTAGAACCTGATCTAGAAGACGCTTGTGCAAAATTTGTGATTCATTTCAGAGAAGATGGTGAATTTACCATTGCTACTGACTTTATACGAAACGACCAAGAAGCTGTTGAAATATCGGGGCTACTATTGCACATGCTTAATTCAGGTAATTTAGCTGAATATTTTGTCGAATCTTTAAAAGTATGGGCGCGAGGAGATATAGAAAAAGAAAGCTTTGCTAAAGAAGTTATTAAAGAGTGGAAAAAAACATTTTATGAAAATTCAGAACAGGATTTACCATTAGAAAAAAATAAACTAGCAATAGACCCCTCGGACGTATTTGGATTAAAAAGGATACAATAATGCAACAATACTTAGATATTGTACAAGACACATTAATATTTGGCGATTGGAAAAAAAATAGAACAGGCAAGCGCGCCCTTACTAGTGTAGGTCAGGTGTTTAGACACGATATGGCTCATGGGTTTCCACTACTCACTACAAAAAAAATTAACCCACAAACCGTATGGACAGAACTAGAAGGGTTTATTAAAGGTATAACATCTAAGCAATGGTATAAAGATAGAAACTGTAATATTTGGAACCAATGGTCTAACCGTACAAACAATAACGATGACGATTTAGGTCCAATTTATGGATACCAATGGCGCAGGTTTAATGAAGTTTATAACGAAGACGACAATGGTAGTCTTACAGGATATGACCAACTTAAAAATATAGTTAATACTTTAAAAGAAAATCCCGAAGATAGACGTATGGTCTGTAGTGCATGGAATCCTATACAAATGGATAGTATGGCACTTCCTCCATGTCACGTCATGTGGAATATAGTTGTTGTAGATAAGAAAATGAGCTTGTTATGGCATCAAAGAAGTTGTGATTTAATGCTGGGTATTCCGTTTAATATTGCTAGCTATGCTACGCTATTACTGTTATTAGCTAAAGAAGCAGGTCTACAACCAAACATATTACAAGGGACGTTTGCCGATTGTCATATATACGAGGATCATATTGAGGGAGCAAAAGAGCAACTATTACGAGACCCTAAATCACTACCATCTGTGAACTTAGGGCAATACAGCTCGATATATGAATGGAATAGTCAAGACGCTGGTGTATTTAATTATGAACCCCACGGTAAAATTAATTTTCCAATAGCGGTATGAGGTGTATTATGAACGTTCCTACTCCTAGTGGATATGATGTATATTGGGAAAAATGGATTGATGCTTTTGAACAGGAAGACAATGAATTAGATGAAGAAATTCAAGAGATGCATGAATTACTTAAAAACGAAGATCTAATAGAAGATATGGATGAAGACCTAGACTTGGTCAAGCATTCGGTATCGCACATTCGAAGCATAGTTACGCCTTTCGGTGTTTTACCATTAACGGAGCAAACCAGAGCAAGTAATTACTTTAAATTATGGGTAGGTCATTCCAACTTTAAACTTACCGAAGACTTTTATAAAATAATAGGTCAACAACCGGGCATAGAAGCCTTAGATATTTTAACGCCATATCGTTTTAGAATAGCTGTAGGAAAAATGTTTGTAGATCGAGATGTTATGAAAGAAGTGAGAGATACGATGGTTAAGCATATAAGGAATGACACGCACGATGGTAGAGAAGAATAATAGCCTTATACACTCAGCAATTTCTGAAGCACATGATAATGATATTATTGTAACCAGTCGGGAAATATTTTTACATGGATATTCAGAAGAAGAACAAGACTCTATTATTGATTGTCGGGTGTCTACCAGATTTTTAAAAAATTTACAAATATTACAAAGTATTAATAACGATCCTATTACCATACATCAATATAGCATTGGTGGCGAATGGGAAAGTGGTATGATGATTTATGATGCTATTCGACAAAGTTCAGCATCGTTTATTTTTATATGTCATGGTGTCGCTGCTTCTATGGGGAGTATCATACCTCAAGCGGTGTATAAAAAAGGTATCAGACTCAGTATGCCAAACTGCTCTTGGCTTATTCATGAAGGCGAACAGTCTATATCAGGCACGACAAAACAAGTTCAGTCTTATTACGAACTTTCTAAATTAAGTAAAACACAGATGTACGACATCTATACAGAGGTTTGTTTAGAAAGCGGAGATAATTTTAAACAGATGAATAGGTCAAAGACTCGCAATTTTATTCGACGTAAACTGGAATCTAAAGAAGATTGGTGGTTAACCGCTCCAAATGCAGTGGCAAATGGTTTTGCGGACGGTATTTTAGGGTCTAAAAAATATCCCTCAATTTCTGAAGTAACTAAGGGTTTGGTGTAAATTATATTGGACAGGAATTTTAAATTGTTAGGAACTATAGGATAAAAATTTTCTATAATTGTATAGAAAGAAGGCTTTATTATGGCTTTTGCAACAAACTTAACGGGAACTTTAATTACAAACCAATTTGGTGGCGATGGCTTACCATTGGGCGTTAGAAATGACTACGGAAACATTCGTGGCGGTGGAGCGATTGCGGATACCGGACTTGCTACAACCTCTACGTTTGGTGAAACCGATCAAAGTTGGATAGTCACAACCATCACGTCTGGTGTTGGTCCAGTTGAAGCTGCGGTTACCGCTGCTGGCGCCTCTTTTAACTCGGGCGAACAGACGATTATGGTAACTCAGACTAGGATTGCGAATATTATTAACAGTACTTTACAGGGTGGTCAGTCTGATAGTGCTAACTTTGCTAATACGCCATTGCAATTAGATGTACTTAGAACTTACTACTATAAGGTAGCAGTTAAACAGGGTAATTGGAACGTATTTAATGGCTCGTTTAGCTCAATTTCCAACAGTGCCGTATCTGGTGTATGGGCCATTGGTAGTCAAGTAGAAAACACTTCTACAATGAAAGCCTCTGGTACAGACGTTGCGGCTAACCCAAGTCAAAGTCAACCGGGACGTATCGTCATTACTGATGGAAGTCCGAATCCAACACAAACCGGTTATCAAGCAAGATACAACTGGTAGTTTTTTTATTGGTCATTATACGGGGGGTCTTAGGAAACTAAGGCCCCTTTTATATTCCTAAAATCTTCAATTACGAGAGAACCATGAAAGATAATAATGTTATGAAAGACTTAATATTTTTTCTTGGATTTTGCATAGTAAGCATGGCTGGATTTTGGATGATGATTGGTGGAAAATACGTAAACAGAGAAGAAGCGGTTCTTATCATTCAGCAACAAACTGTTGCGATAGAGACCAAACTAGACATTTATCATAGCTCCCTACTAGAGCAAGAAGATAGAATTTCTAAACAAGAAGATAAACTACAAAGAGTGTTAGAACAAAATACAGAAGCAATTAATGAGCTAAAAATTCAAATCGCAACACTTTCTCAATCACTAAAATCTATCAATATGAGCTGGTTCTATGAGCAAGAAGATACCATACAGTGAAGCAAAGGAACTTATACAAGAGGGCGATGTTTTATTATTTAGAGGCTGCGGGGTTCTCTCATGGCTGATTAAGAGATATGGCTCTGGCGTACATAGTCATGTAGGTATTGCACATTGGGATGGAGATCATTTACAGTGTGTAGAATTTAGAGAGTTCAAAGGTGGCAGGTCTGTTTCATTAAGAAGTCAGGTGAATGATACTCCATCAGGTATTGACGTATTTCGAGCAGCAAAAAAAGTACATTATGAAAATGTAGAGTATGATTTAACGGACTCCGTAAGGTCAAAAATTAGTAGTATACTAATATTGCTAACGGGCTTACCGTATGGATGGAAAAATATATGGAAACTAGTTAAGCACTACACACCGTTTTTACGACTAGAAGCACAAAATATGAAGGATGATGACCCAACTAAAGTTTTTGTTTGTAGTACCGCTGTAGCTTATGCATATCGAATGGCCTATATTGATCCTGTACCATATCTGGCTGATACGGCAGTAGCGCCTGCTGATTTAGCACGCTCAGCGATTTTTCAATATCAATTTACTATAGAAAAGGATTGGTAACATGACCAAGGAATCAAGCACACAGGAAAAAAGACCCTTTTTTTACAGATCAACATTCGATCCATTGATAGCACGACTGTATAATAATAGTAAGTGTAGACAGTGTGAGGGGCGTGGTTATTTCATGTCAGAAATTCCTCCCGAAGGGCTGAAATACTTTATCAAGGGTATCAAAAATCGAGAAGTATATACCTATTGTTCCTGTGTAGACAAGAACGTACAAAAGCACAGTCGAGAAGTAAGTAAATGATTAAGGAAAAGTTTATTAGGAAATATATGAAATTAGCAAAGGGAATTGCTAATGATCAAAACCCATGTTTATCAAGAAAGGTAGGAGTGATTGTCGTCGATCCTACTACTCATGGCATTGTGGGCGCAGGATATAATGGCCCACCTGAAAACACACCTCATTGTAACGAGGTTAAATTTCTAAAAAATTTCTTTTGGCCCCAGTTAACAGATGACGAACAGATGCGTATATTCGAAAAGTATGCTGATGCCAAACACGTTAAAAACCACCTAAGTTTTATCCATAATGTACAACCCCTCGATGGCACAAAAGATATTTATAAATATCTATCACAATGTAATGAATGTCCTCGAAGAATATTGGGATATTCAGCGGGAAAAAGGTCTGAGCTTTGTTCATGCCAACACGCGGAACGAAACGCTCTTAATAAATTACCAATTCCCGCTAAGGGTTTAGTTATGTTTTGTTGGTGTGGAATACCATGTATACAATGTAGCGGCTCAATTATTAATGCAGGTATAAAAGAGATACATTGTGTAAAAGAAAAAGACTATCAATCATCTGCAAGGTGGTTATTTAAACATGCTGATACAAAATTATTTGAACATGATTTATCAACGTTGGAAATACAAGAGTAAAGGAGTTGGCTATGTCGGATAGATTTACTAATAGTTTTAGCCATGAGACATGGGAGCAAAAATATAAGTATAAAAACGATTCATGCATTGATGATACGTGGCGTAGGGTTGCAAAAGATTTAGCGTCGGTAGAAGAAAATAAAGAAGAGTGGGAAGCAAAATTCTATACGGCTCTCGAAGATTTTAAATTCGTTCCCGGTGGTCGTATTACATCTAATGCTGGGACTGGTCTTAAAGGTACTACTTATATTAATTGTTTTGTCGATGGTTTTGAAGGTAAAGATGTAGATTCTATTGAAGGTATCTATGGAACACTCTTAAAACAAGCTCAAATTCTCAAGAGTGAAGGTGGTTATGGATTTTGTGTTGATACTCTAAGGCCGTGTGGTTCTCATATTGGTGGTATTGGCAACCAATCTCCCGGTGCGGTCAAGTTTCTGGAGCTATGGGACAAGTCTTCTGAAATTATTACTTCTGGTTCTGGTAAGAAAGCTCGTAAGGACCAAAAGAATTTTATACGTAAGGGCGCACAAATGGTAACGATGAGTTGCTGGCATCCTGACGTAATAGAATTTATTGAAGCTAAAAAAACCCCCGGTAGACTATCTAAGTTTAATATGTCTGTTCTTTGTACAGATGAGTTTATGGGAGCGGTTAAGCTAGATATGCCTTGGAAGCTTGTCTTTCCTAATTATGAAAAATATGCATCTCAGTATAAAACAGATTGGAATGGAGACTTAGATTCTTGGACCAAGGCTTGTGGAGAAGAAGATGCGTTAGTAACCTATCATGAGTTTGAATCTGCAAGAGACTTGTGGAACTTGATTATGGACAATACATACAACCGAAATGAGCCGGGAGTATTATTTGTTGACCATATGAATAAAATGAATAATTTAAACTACTGCGAATGGATTAATGCGACCAACCCATGTGGTGAACAGGTACTCCCAATTGGAGGTGTTTGCCTATTGGGTTCTATTAATCTAGTACATTTTATTGATGCTGAAAACAAGTCATGGAAGTATAAAGAACTAAAGCAAACAATTCATACAGCTATTCGTTTTATGGACAATGTAAACGATAAGACTCAAGTACCATTAAAGCATCAAAAAGAAAACTTAAAAGATAAAAGACGTATCGGATTAGGGGTTTTAGGATACGGATCTGCATTGTTAATGGCCCATGTAAAATATGGAAGTAAAAAAGCATTAGAAATGACCAACGAGTTGATGAAGTTTTTTACCAACGAAGCATATAGAGCCTCTGCATTACTTGCCAAAGAGAAGGGCTCATTCCCTCTGTACGATAAAGAAAGGTACACTCAAGGTGAGTTTATAAAAAGGTTGGATAGGAGCGTTGTCAATTTAATAAAAGAACATGGAATACGAAATTCTCACATCACATCAATCCAACCAACAGGTAATAGTTCGTGTTTTGCGAACTTAGTTAGTGGTGGATTAGAACCTTTATTCATGCATGGCTATGTGAGAACTTCTATTCAACCCTCGCCACCAGAAGGCCTACCAATACCAAAAAATATAGATTGGTCAAATAAAACCTTTGACCTAACCGATATTCCAGACAATGAGGTGGATTGGAGTTGGATTAAAGAAGGTGATGAAGACCTTTTAGCAACAAAATTTGAAGATAAAATATGGAAGTTTGATCGCACAAGAGGCTTATTAAAAGAAGAGTGGATAGAAGACTATGGAGTTTCTTATTTAAAAGAGATAAACAAGTGGAGTCCTGACGCTGGATGGGCAGCATGTACAATGGACCTAAATGTACAAGCGCATGTAGATACCATGTCTCTATTTGCAAACTGGGTAGACTCGGCAATCTCTAAAACAATTAATCTTCCTAATAATTATCCTTATCAGGACTTTAAAAATGTATATAAAAAGGCTTGGGAAAATGGAATTAAGGGATTTACAACATATCGTGCGGGTACAATGACTAGCGTGCTATCTGAGTCGTCTTCGCTTGATAAAAAATCTAGTAGACCATTAATTTCAGATAAAAGACCTAAAGAGCTTCCCTGTGCCGTATACCATATTACCGTTAAGAGCGAAAAATATTTTGTATTAGTTGGTATGTATGAAGACGAACCCTACGAGGTATTCGCCGGTAAAAATGGATTTATAGATAAAAAAGTAAAAACCGGAATTGTTTTGAAGTTAGGAAGGCCAAAAGGTGTATATAAAGCCATACTGGAAGATGGTTTAGAGCTTTCACCTATCAATGCTACATGTAGTGCTGAAGAAGATGCCTTAACACGTATGACTTCTTTATCGTTACGGCATGGAGCAGACATACATACAGTTGTGCAACAACTTGAAAAGGTTAAGGGTGATATGACATGCTTTGCAAAGAGTATGGCAAGAGCATTAAAGAAGTATATTCCAGATGGAACAGAAGAAGAGGGGGCATGTCCTGAATGCAACAGTGATGGTTTAATACGCCAAGAAGGATGTGTGACATGCACACAGTGTGGATGGTCAAAGTGTGTGTGATCCGTATAATATAGAAAAGAGAGATGAGAAGTTTATTAAATATTTGTTCAACCATTATTGTATGTATTTCAGGTATAGATATTTATTGGTTAAGTAAAAATCGTGACTATATAGTTACCTTAGAAGAAAATCCATTAGGAAAGTATTTATTAAATGTAGATAATGGAGACGTGTCTTTATTTATTTTATGTAAATTTCTCGGAACATACATTGTAATAGCTACACTATATTATTTAAAAAACAATCAAATAAAATACGTACCCACTATTGCTATAACTCTAGCAATTACACAGATTTTTTTATTATTTTACTTATATTACGCGCCTGATATTTGATAAAATATAAAAAGGTTATTGCCTAGCTGTGTTGGATTTGAGAGTATAATACTCATAAAGGAAACATATATGCCCGAATACACCTTTATATGCGAAGTCTGTTCAAGCCATACAACCTTAGTATGTATGATATCTGAATATTCTGATAAATTAAAAACCATTAAGTGCGAATCTTGTGGGGGTGTTCTCTATAGGGATTTCTCTGAAGATAATATTGACGCGTTTGTTTCTGTAGGCTTGTCTGATTGTAAAACTATAGGTCAATATGCAGATAAGCAAACTGCTAAGTATAGCAAAACACAACTGGAAGATATTAAAGAAGGATATAAGACTAAGAAAACAGAAGGTGGAAATCCGCTACCTCAAGGCATGAGTCGTATGGAAAAACCCAATCATGGTATAAAGTGGACAAAAGATTAACCAAGGAGAGACATTATGGCTAAAAAGAAAACTGAAACCCATATAATTAATAAAAAGAAAACTACAAAAAAAATTAAAAGAACGGAAGTAATTTATACTATTACGGGCAAACAAGAATATCTTGAAGACGACCAATATCCATGTATTAAATTAGATTATGAAACAGCACAAGAATCGCCAGACGCATTCGCCATGAAGATAATTATTGGTCAACGAACTAAGTTCTATACCAAAAGAGGTAAGCATGGTAGGCTATACAATCCTATTGGTATGTTTAGTGAGGGTATGGCATCAAAAAGACTTGGACATGCTGGTAAGTTAGAATGGAAATTTACGGAAGTAAGCGAGAGGGTGTTTAATTTTTATAGGGATTTTTTAAGAACTAAGAACGTTGCATATTTACACAACGCAGAAAGGGAATTGTTATGAAAAAGGGTAAACTTACAGAAACGGAAAAGGCTTGTATTGAAGGCATGATTGCATCAGACGTTAACATAGAAGACATGGCAACCCAGTTGGATCGTTCTGTACCGATTATAGAAAAGGAAGCGGAAAAAATTAAATCTCAATCAGTAAGAAATCAGTTATATATTAATAAAACCGCCTCTGGACATAAGGGCGTTAGTATAATGACAGAAGCGGCGTCTACTCGCGGAGACACGGTTAAGGATAAAGCTAGCGCTACCCCTACATCAAAAGAGACCAAACGCTCCTCTTGGGTCCATAAGATACACGAGTAATGGCTAAAACTAGATCAAACGATAGACGCTATCCATCTAGATATTCTCCAGATGTCGATAGTCAGGGTTTTGCATGGGTAACTGGTAGGCAATACATAGTCGAGCTTATATGTGAAAATAAAGCTTTAAAGGATAAAAAAGAACTACCTCGTGGTTTCTATACTAAAAATCTTAACCTGTCTGTATGGCAAAAATTCTATCAACAGCAAATTAAGAATCGCAGCTTAACAAAGCTAATTAAAGATCATACTATAGATAAGATTATTGCCTTTCTAAAAGACAACAGATACATATTAAGTCTACGTCCTAAGTGGGTACATCAAAAACTTGATGAATATAAATATGTTGTTAAAGAACACTCGGCAGATTCGGAATATGACTTTAAACAATCGCAAAACTTTAATACTAACAATACTAAAAAATCGATCTTATCAAGACTAGAGGAACTCGAATGAAGGATATTGTAAAAGAGTACGGTGATGTACTTCACGACCCTGCTTCAATTACCGATGAAGAACTTAGTGTTATTTCTATAAGTCCTAAGTTAGATATTGCTTTAGGTGGAGGAGTCCCTGAAGGTTCTTTATTTATTATGACAGGGCCAGAAAAGATTGGTAAAACAGTTACTGCACTAACTTTCTGTGCTAATGCGCAAAGACTTAATAGAAAAACTTACTATGGCAATATTGAAGGCAGGTTAAGGAAGAGGGACATTGAAGGTATTAAAGAGTTAAAGCTAGACCCCGAGCTTTTTAAAATTATAGGATCTACACAAGGTAATATTTTATCAGCTGAAAAGTATCTGAGTATATTTGATCAAATCATCCATACACAACCACAAACCATATGTGTAGTAGATTCTTTTTCCGCTCTTTCTAGCGATGCCGAACTAACAGGTAATTTAACCGATCAGCAAGTTATGACGGTACAAAAAGTACTCTCTAAGTTCTGTAGACGAATCTCAAACGTTCTTCCAATTAATAAGGTTACAGTGGTAGGTATTACACATTTAATGGCAAACGTTTCTTCTTTTGGTAGACAAAAAACTAAAGTTGAAAAATCCGGTAGCGCACTTAAATATCAAGTCGATGTCAAGCTTCACGCTAGTCACACAGAAAAAATAATGCAGGGTGATAGCCAAATCGGCCAAACCATTCATTGGCAGGTTGTTACTTCTGCTATTGGACCTCCCGGTCAAAAAGTCACAAGCCATATCAAATATGGAAGGGGCATTTGGAAGGAGATGGAATTGGCAGACCTGATGATTGATTTTGGTCTTGTGCAAAAATCCGGCGCATGGCTCAAGCTACCCAACGAAGAAAAGCTACAAGGTAAAAATAATCTTGCTAAGTATTTAGAAGACAACCCGGACAAATACAGCGAGTTTGAAAAAGAAATCTTTTCTATGGTTGGGATCGAAAAAAATGAAGGTAAGTGATTTAGAGGGTACAATACACAAGTGGAAGATTGAACAGGGATTTATTAGGTCAAACGATCAAAGACCTCGATCTAAGCTTCACCTAATCGCCCGCTCTTTGTTAAAAGATATTTATCCTACACTGCAAATCTGTGAAGAAGTCCCAGTTCGGCTAAGGGGTAATCAAAAGATATTTGTTGATTTTTATATCAATACTATCAAAACCGTTATTGAGGTTCATGGAGCGCAGCATTATAAATTTAATAGCCTATATCATAGTAGCGCACAAGACTTTGTTAATCAAAAAACTAGAGATAATAATTTAAAAGAATGGTGCGAACTTAATAACTTAAACTATATAGAACTACCTTTTAACGAGAACCAAGACAAATGGAAAATCAGGATATTGCAAGAGAGCGATTAGCTAAACTCGACAGCGTTTTAGATGAATACGAATCTTCGCTAGGACTTCCTAGTTTTACTGACAGCTTTCACGATGATACGGCTAAAAACTACTTGCAACTAACACGAAATCAAATAGAAAAACTAACTCCAGATCAGTGTAGTGAGGCCGCACTATTGTTGTCTAGCCTAGCATTTCATATACAAAGAAGTTATAATAGAGAAGTGGCTCGTAGCAACTGGGCTGATAGGGTTTTAAAAAGCACTATCGCTGGAAAAGAACAATCATACAGAGGGTCTTGGGAAAGTCAATTTAATCAAGCTGTCAAAGAGGATGGCTATACTACTAAAATTGCCGATATAAAAAGATACGCACAACAACGTGCTGATCGTCTTACGTATTTATCCTCATCGATAAAAAGCATGAGTGATATTTTTCTTAGTGTTCAACGATCAAAGGTTTTAAAGCATGGATAAAAAAGAACAAATTGCAGAACTGTTGTCTAATCTATCGGAAGAAGATCTTGCAAATTTAACAAGCTTATTACAGGATAAGCCGACTAAAAAAGCGACTAAGAAAAAAACGACTAAAAAAAGAACGCCTCGTAAAAAAGCTACGAAGAAAGTAAATACTGCTGATTTTATGCATGGTATTCATTTAGATCCACAAGAACGAGCAGAGTTAAAATCTGCCTCTAAGTTCGATAAGGACAAAGGTCTTGACAAACCAAAAGAAGCTGGTATAATACCAAAGTCACCGGGTTTTCAAAAGGTCGAAGCCCGATGTATGATATGTGGTAAAAGCTTTAAAGTTGCGCCATCGCTAATACCACCAGAACGAGATCGTTTTAAATGTAATATGTGCTGTTCCACTAGAGGATCTCATTAAGCTATGATATTATCTGATGTACCTGCCGAACGAGCAGTCCTAGCTGGTATCTGCCGTTACGCCTCGGAAGCCTATTATGATGTCGGAGACTTGGTAGACGCAGAAAGCTTTACCATTGAGTCCAATTGCATGATTTATTCATGTCTAAAGCATATTATGGAAAAGGATTCCAATACCAGTATCGACCTACCTACAATTTTATCTTCTGCCAAAGAGATTGGTTTAGACGACATATTATCTAACAAAAATGAGATTGAGCATCTATCCGCAATTATGAAATTTCCCGTACTACTAAACAATGTACGGAAAATGGCAGCAAAAGTACGTAAGCTTCAAATTGCCAGAATGATGTATGATCAGTTAGAGTCTACTAAGGAAAAATATACTAGTGTTAAGGGCGACGAACCCATATCTCAAATATTAGGTATCGCAGAAGAGTCTATTTTTGATTTTACTTCTTTATTAAATGATAATGATGACTCACCACAGAAAGTATTTGGAGACGTAGAAGAGAGATTGGATGAGTTATGTGAAAATCCAATTGATCAGGTTGGCGTACCGACAGGATTTGATAGATATGATTTTGCCATTGGAGGAGGACTTAGAAGGGGTACGGTCAATGTAATAGGAGCTAGGCCCAAAGTGGGTAAAACATTATTTGCAGAGAATGTTGGAATATATATAGCTAAACACCTAGGAGTTCCTGTATTAAACCTTGATACCGAAATGACTAAGAAAGACCACCAAGATCGTGGCATAGCAATGCTGACAGAAGTTGCAATTAACGATATTGAAACTGGCAGTTTTGCTTCTAATAGCTATAAGAATCAAAAAATTAGAGATGCTGCAAAAGAAGTAAAGGATATCCCCTACTTTCATAAGTCTATTGGCGGTAAGCCCTTTGAAGACCAACTATCTATTATGAGAAGGTGGATAGCTAAAGAAGTTGGTCTCAATAAACAAGGTAAGGCAAAAGATTGTGTTATAGTATATGATTATTTAAAAATTATGGAGTCGTCTGAAATTAGTAAGGACATGAAGGAGTATCAACTATTGGGTTTTTTAATGACCTCCTTACATAACTTCGCCATAAGATACGAAGTTCCAGTTCTTGCTTTTGTTCAGCTAAATAGAGATGGTATTACTAAAGAGTCTACAGACACTGCAAGCGGATCAGATAGAATCATTTGGCTATGTTCTAACTTTAGTATTTATAAATCTAAATCTGATGAGGAAATTGCCAAGGATGGTCCTGAAAACGGAAATAGAAAACTAGTTCCAGTAATAGCTAGACATGGCGAAGGCCTTGCAGATAAAGACTATATCAATGTTAATATGATTGGTAAATACGCAAAGCTGGTTGAGGGTAAAACCGCTTTTGAATTAGAAGATGGTACAAACTTAATTACTAACGACCCAATGGAAATACAAAATGACGACGTTCCCTTCGCCTAAATACAAAGATCAAGCAAAGCTGAATGCGATAACAGACTTGATTATACAAAACCTAGATAGATTTTATGACTATTTCAATACAGAGATCGAATATAAAAATAATATTTTAATTAAATCTTCGTGCTTTATTCATGGAGGAGACAATCCTACGGCTCTTAACCTATATTATAATGGAGATATAAGGGTCCACTATAAGTGTCGCACACATCAATGTGAAGAGCTATTTGGATCTTCAGGAATTAGTTTAATTAGAGGTGGCTTATCAAAACTAAAATATGGATGGAAAATTAATGGAGATAAAGAAGCGTCTTTTAATGAAACAATAGAGTTTATATTAGAGTTTACTAAACAAGACTTTAATAATTTAAAGGGAAAGCATACTGACTTAGATACGGATAAGCTCAAATTTTCTTCCTTAGTAAATACTTTTGAATTACCAAATCAACAGATACAGGGTATAGATGACGAATATTATAGATCTAGCGTTGATATTCCCGCCCAGTATTATTTACAAAGAGGCTATTCAATAGAAATTTTAGACAAATATGGGGTAGGTACTTGTAAAAGAAAAGGGAAGTCATTATATCAACGTGCCGTTGTTCCTATTTATGATGAGGTAGGAAACTCTATTTTAGGTTTTAGCGGTAGAAGTATTTTTGAAAAATGTAGTAAATGCAACCATTATCATGATCCTAAGAAAGAATGTGGGTTTTTTCCAAAATGGAAGCACACATCTGGGTTTAAAAAAGAAAACTGCTTGTATAATTATTGGAACGCAAAGGATGTTATACTACAAACTGGAGTAATCGTTTTAGTAGAATCTCCGGGAAATGTTTGGCGATTAGAAGAAGCTGGTATTCATAGTTCGGTTGCAATATTTGGAACACATTTAAGTCAAAATCAAAAAAAGATTATCGATTCGTCAGGTGCCTTTTCTATTATTTGTCTACTAGACAATGACGAGGCAGGAAAGAACGGTGCAAAAAAAATTCATGATCAGTGTTCCAATATGTATCGTATATATTTTCCTAAGTTTGCAGGAAACGACATAGGAGATATAGGTGTAGACGTAGTTACTAAAGATATTAAACCATTAATAAGTAAAATAGGAGACCTTTACAGTGAGTGAAGAATCAAAAGACACGCCAACAACAAATGTTAACTATTCTCAACTGTTATTGCAAGCTATTGAAAGCCATTTTATTGCTAAAAAAACTAAAGCAATTGCAAATCTTACTAATTATTTACAACACCCAGCAGCAATTGGTGAACATCCTGATATAGTTACAGAAGGTATTAAGTTATTTGAAGATATTTCACATGCAGATGGCGTTCTAGACACTATTAAAAGGATTACACAATGAGTGATATACAAATTATTGGATTTGCCGGTAGCAAACAGGCTGGTAAGGATACTGCTTGTAATTTTCTTCTTGCTGTAAAGCTAGCCGAACTTGGCATCAGCGAAAGTGTTCGACTAACCGACATGGGCAAGATCGAAGTCACAGACATATTAAGTGAATCTATCTCTGGACAAGAATGGATGCCATTTAAACCGCCTCATGTAGATGTTGAAAACCTATTTAATAATAAGCTTGGTAAGTTTATTAAAATATATTCGTTTGCTAATAAATTAAAACATATGTGCATCGATATTCTAGGCCTCAAAGAGAATTTAGTTTTTGGCAGCGATGAAGAAAAAAACACGTTAACGGACATACCATGGGATATTCCAGAGAAAACCGGCAATATGACAGTTCGAGAAGTTTTGCAACACGTAGGAACTGATATGTTTAGAGGTTTAGATCCTAGCGTATGGGTTAATGCTTGCTTACGACAAATAGAAGATGATGCGCCAGAACTAGCACTTATATCTGATGTAAGATTTGAAAATGAAGTTAAGGCTATTCAGAACAAGGGTGGTTTTGTTATTGGACTAACTAGAAAACCATATGAAAAGCAAGATAGTCATATCAGCGAACAAGAACCGAAAAAATGTTTGACCTTGTGCGATGCTATAATTGACAATAGCACTCTATCAATTTCAGAACAAAACGAACAAATTTATTTAACCATTAAAGATCTAAAAAATGTTCCCCACATATTTTGAAAGGAGACTCAATGCCACTTCCAGAATCGTCTAATACTTTAATTGTAGACTGCGATGGTGTTATTGCAGATAAAACACACGGTGGAGACTATCATAAGGCTGGGCCGTTACAATATGGCATAGATCAGGTTAATAAACTGTATCATATGGGATATACTATTGTTTTATATACAGCTAGATATGGAGATAGAGAGCATGGTAATATTCATTTACAATACGGAAGGGGATATAAAGAATGGACTGAGTGGCTAGCGAAACATAAGGTTCAATATCATCATGCCTTTATGGGCAAGCCAGCAGGCGTTATGTATATAGACGACAAAGCTGCCCGAGTAGGAGGAGATCATCAAGATGGTTGGGGTCAGGTTTGGCAAGAAATTGATAATCTACAAGATCGAGATCAATATGGAAACAAGTCATGATTCCTGTAGTATATTTTAGATCTTCATCGTTTAATTGTCATCGATTTTGTCCGATGCAATACTACCTAGAATATACTCTAGGCTGGAGAGGTCCGTCTAATAAAAAAGCTGACAAAGGGACAATAGTGCATAAGGTTTTGGAAATTTGTGCTGTTGCCAAAAAAGCTTTACAAGACGGTAAGAAGATTATTACCGACGAGCAGATAGGTCGTGTTAGCACCTGTAATTATAAACCAGAATACTTAGACAAAATAACAGCAAGGGTTTACGAATACTATACAAGTCGAATCCATCATCATCAATGGACTGAAAAAGATGCTAAGGATTGTCAGAAATGGGTGTGCAAAGCCTTAGACTATAACGATGGTATGTTCGATCCCAGAAACAGAGACGTGGTTGATGTAGAACCACACTTTGATTTTCCAATAAAAGAAGACTGGGCAAACTATTCTTATGATATTGGCGATGAAAAAATTGAGGGATGTCTGAATTTAAAGGGTACAATAGACTTAGTGACACGCCTTGATGAAGACACCATAGAGGTTATCGATTGGAAAACAGGAAAAAGACTGGACTGGGCTACTGGAAAACAAAAAACACAGGCGAGCTTATTTAAAGATCCGCAGTTAAGAATTTATCACTATGCTGTTAAACAAATGTATCCTGATGTGTCATCATTCATTATAACAATATTTTTTATTAATGATGGAGGAGCGTTTACATTAAATTTCCAAGACGAAGATTTAAAAGATACGGAAAGAATGCTTAAGAATAAATTTGAATTTATTAAAGACACAGATGATCCTAAAATTATTAGACATCTAGATCCTCCACAATCATGGAAATGTACAAAACTTTGTCATCAAGGCATGAGTACTTTTGAAGATACAAGCGTTAGGTCAATTAAAGAACACAGACCTAGACAAAAAACACCTCATGGAGAAGCGATGACTAAGTGTGAACAAACTAGATATATGATTAAAAAATATGGTATCGATTGGGTTACCCAAAACATCGCACATCCAGATCATGTTATTGGAACCTATCAAGCACCGGGAGAAGTATAAATGATAGAAGTTAAAATTACACCACAAATGAAAAAACGAGCATGGGCCAAAGCTAGGCAAATGGGTCGACTTAGAAACTCTATCACTCGCGGCAAAGGAAATATAGCGGGGTTTTTGGGGGAAGAGGTTGCTAACGCGCTTATCAAAGGTACTATTAGCAACACATACGACTATGACATCTTATATAAAAACATCAAATATGATGTTAAAACCAAAAGATGTACGTCGCCCCCAAAACCCTTTTATGAATGTTCTGTTACAGCATATAATACAAAACAAAAATGTGATCGATATGTGTTTGTAAGAATTGAATGGGTTAAAGGCAAATGGGGAAGAGCATGGGTCTTGGGCTGGTTAGAACATCAAGAATATTTTACAAAAGCTAAAAAACTCAACCGAGGAGATATTGATACGTCTAATGGATATATGGTTAAGGCCGATTGTTATAATGTTCCAATTAATACATTAAGACCTTTTAGGAGAAGGAAATGACCTATGTTCCTTTGCATGTTCATTCTGAATATAGCCTGTTGGATGGACTTTCTCAAACCCATCAGATTTCAAAAAGAATGTCTGATATCGAAACAAACGTTTGTGCATTAACAGACCATGGCAGCGTATCTGGCGCAGTTGATTTTTCTAGAACGTTAAATAATGCTTCTCAAAAGCCTATTCTAGGATGTGAGTTTTATATTTGTTTTAATGACGCTAAAGAAAAAACTCAAGAAAATCGAAACTTAATTCACCAAGTTATTTTAGCAAAAAATTTACAGGGCTGGAAAGACATTTTAGGACTTGTATCACAATCAAATCATCCAGATCAGTTCTACTATAAGCCACGTATTGATTTCAATCAGCTAAAAAAAGTCGCAGAAAAAGGCAACTTAGTATCTTTTAGTGGGCACTTAGGGTCATATCTAGGTAAGCTAGTAGTAGAAAATGAGTCAGACGATCTAATTTGTACAGCCGCATTGAAAATGCAACAAATTTTTGGAAAAGATAATTTTTTTATTGAAATACAATTAATTGATTCTGACAACAACGAAACCTCAAGGATTACGGCTGAAAAATTACGTCAGATTTCTATCAAAACCGGTATCCCATGCGTAGCAACTCCCGATGCTCATTATCCCACTAGAGAGGCCGCAGAGGACCAGCAAGTACTTCTCTGTACGTCGTTAAAAAAGACGATAGGACAAGTTCAACGAGAATTAAAAGAAGGCAAATCTAGATCTCTAGAGTGCTTTTTTTCTTCAAATAATTTTCATATTCCCTCCTATGAGGAAATGAAACAATACCATAATGATGAGGAGCTATCCAATACTGTTTTAATTGCAGATATGTGTGATTCATACAATATTCTCGGACCACCCAATCCACCCGAGTTTAACTGTCCATCGGGATACTCTCCAAAAGAATATCTCCGTTATATTTGCAAAATGGGATGGGCACAAAAGATGCAACATGTTAATAAAGAAAACCCCAAATTCCCACAATATGGAGAACGGGTTAATAAAGAGCTAGAGATCTTTGAAGGAGCTGGCTTATCGAGCTATTTTTTAATTGTACAAGATATCTTAAAGTATTGTAAAGATGCTGGTTATTTAACTGGTCCGGGACGAGGTAGCGCAGCTGGTTGTATGGTTTCTTACTTAATTGGTATTACGCAAATTGATCCAGTTAAATATGATTTAGTTTTTGAAAGATTTTATAATGCAGGAAGAAACACCGATACTAGAATATCTATGCCCGATATTGATATTGATGTTCCTAAAGAAGCAAGAGAAAAAGTTATAGAATACATTAAACAAAGGTATGGTACAGATAACGTAGCTCAAATTGTTACTTACCAAACCTTGCAAGGTCGGTCAGCACTTAAACGCGTTATGCAGGCGCGTGGCAATATATCTTTTGCTGAACAAAACGAAATCACTAAACATATTATGGACGAGGCAAAAATTGCTGATGAATTACAAGACATGAAAGAGGAGTTGGGCGAGTCATCCTTGATTCTATGGGCTTTAAAAAATAGAAAAAAACAATTAAAAGATTGGTGTGAGATTGGTGAAAATGGCAAATTAGAGGGTAAACTATCTAAGGTGTTTGAACAGGCTATGCGTATGGAGGGAACCAAAATTATTCAATCCAAACATGCAGCGGGCGTAGTGGTTTCACCATCACCAATTTCTAAGACATGTCCAATGATTAGATCAGCTGCTAAAGGAGATAAAAATCTTTTGGCGGGATTTGAAGGGCCAAGTTGTGAAGATGTAGGACTATTAAAGTTGGATGTATTAGGAATTAGAATGCTAGATAAAATAATGGAAGTTCCACAGATACTTAAACAGTCATAGAGGTTTAATATGAACAATCGTTGGATTATAGTTTTTGATTGGGAAACTGACAGTCCAGACCCCACTAGTTGCAACCCTGTAGAATTAGCGGCAATTCCTATTGACCCAAGGACTTTAGATATTAAAGTCGATAAGGCGTTTAATGCGACTATCAAGCCGCCGGGAATTACTAAAGAAGATTACTTCACAGATGAAAAACAAAAAACCATTGAGTGGCACGCAAAGCAAAGAGGTGTAACAAGCGAAGATATTATTAAAACATGGAAGTCCGGTAAAAGCGAAAAGATTGTTTGGAAAAACTTCTGTGAGTATTGTAAAAAATTTGAGATCGAAAAATCAAGAAACAACTGGTATACAGAACCTATTGCTGCTGGTTATAACATTATAGGTTTTGATTTACCAATTTGTGAGCGACTTGCTAAAAAGCATAAAACTAAAATGCCCTTTGCAAAAGTGACCAAGATAGATATCATGGACATGCTATTCTATTGGCTTGAAAATCTAGATGAGCCACAAAACATGAGGCTTGATACCATGCGAGATTGGTTTGGTATTAAAGCAGAACAGGCGCACGAGGCATTGTCCGATACAATGGATAGTGCAAAACTACTCACGCAATTTATGAAATTCCATCGACGACAATCAAGTGTGGCTAAATTTAAGGGAGCAATGAGTGGCTGAAGTTTTTGAATGTGGGTGTAAATTTGAAGTGCTTGGTGGTGATATTATATATGATCCCAACATCGAGACATTACCACTAAATTGCGAGCATACTTGGGATATAATTTCCGAAGGGAATACCAAGGGTGTCTTCCAACTAGAATCGCAGCTTGGTCGTAGTATGTCAGAAAAGGTTAAGCCTCGTAATATTGAGGAGCTTTCTGATTTAATTGCTATCATTAGACCCGGATGTATGGAAGCTATCGTTGATGGGAAAAGTCTCACGCAACACTATATAGACCGTAAGCAGGGCATAGATCCTGTAGAGTATTTCCACGGCGCACTTAAACCAATTCTTTCTAGTACCTATGGTATATTAGTTTATCAAGAACAGGCTTTGTTGATAGCTAGAGATATCGGCGGTTTTAATTTGCAAGAAGCAGACATTCTTCGCAAGGCTATTGGTAAGAAAAATGTCTCCTTAATGGCAGAGTTGCGAAATCAATTTATTGAAAAAGCCGAAGTCAAAGGAACTGTTAATAAAGAACAAGCTGAAGAAATTTTTGGATGGATCGAAAAATCACAAAGATATTCTTTTAATAAGTCTCACTCAGTTAGTTACGCATACAACGCATATCTTACAGCCTATACCAAACAACATTTTCCACATGAATTTTTTACAGCATACCTTAAGCATTCTATTGGAAAACCAGATGCATATTTAGAAATAGAGGAGCTAGTAAACAATGCACGATTAATGAATATTCATGTTCAACCCCCGAATATTAAACAGATGAATAAATATTTTACATTAGTCATTGACACATTACCAACTTTTGGTATTACAGAAATTAAGGGGGTTGGTGGTTCAGTATATGATAAAATGGTGCTATGTTTAGAAAAAAATAAAATAGATTTAAAAACATGCGACTGGGACACATTTCTTATTGGTTTTGGTCCATGCATAAAGGTAGATGCTTTTGAAGCTTTAATTCTTAGCGGTGCTTTAGACTGTTTTAAGATCAGTCGTAGTAAAATGAATCATGAGTTAAAAATGTTTAGAGAATTAAGTAAAAGAGAGATTCCGTGGATAGAAAAATTCAAACAAGACAATGCCAAGAAAAACTTTACCGATTGTATTCAAGCGATGCTTGATAAAAACGATTGGTCAAACAGACACAGGCCAATTTTCAGAAAAGACAGGGTTGAGGTTGTAGAAAGTATTATCGACTCTTTAAACAATCCGGGCTATGAACTGGTGGATTTACCCGGATGGAAAGCCAGACAAGAGGAAAAATACTTAGGTGTTTCGTTAACCTGTGCCAGAGTAGACGAATACGATACCAGCGGAGCAAATTGTACCTGTAAGGAATATGTGGATGGCTTTAATTGTAAGGGTACAATAAGAATAGCCGCTCAGGTGGATGGCGTTAGAGAATGGAAAATTAAAAAGGGAAACTCTAAGGGGCAAAATATGGGCTTTGTAACGATCAGCGATGGAACGTGTAGTCTCGACAGTGTAACAGTTTTTTCTGAAGAATGGAATAAATATGCAAAAGATATTACAGAAGGAAACGTACTATTATTAATAGGTAGTAGAGATAAAAAAAGAGGAAGTTTTTTAATAAAGTCGGTATCTAAGGTTAAAAACCTAGCTTAGATAAGATACTATACTATATATGAGGATTGCTATGGAAGATTTAATCGAAAAGAACATGGGATTGGTACTTACAATAGTTAATAAGTTTAATCCTAAAAATCAAACTGAAAAAGAAGAATTTATTCAAGCGGGTCGGATCGGCTTGTGGAAAGCTCTAACAAAGTTCTCAGAAAATGGTGGTAGTAAATTCTCTCCATATGCGTGGAACCCCATAAGATGGGAAATAATTAAAGAAATAAATTCCATTAAAGGAAAAAAACATATAGAATTTGCCGGATCTGGTAAGGACGTAGAGCTTTATGCACAACAACGCTATGGTCGTAGGTTCGATACAGACCCAGTAAAAACTAACAAAACAGAAGAATCTACGTTCTGGGAATTATTACCAAATAGCTTAACTGAAATAGAACGCGAAATTATTATATTAAAGCTAGCTGGTTATACTTTTAAAGAAATATCTACCAATCTCAACCAAACAAGAGCTAACATTAAAAAATTATTTGATAGCTCCGTTAATAAGATACGCGAAACAAATAAGTATGAATAATAATAAAAAAAAGGTTTTAATAGTTAGTGAAGCACATCATCTAGGTTCTGGGTTTGGTACTTATGCATTAGAATTATTGACTAGACTACAGGCTACAAACAAGTATGTACTGGCTGAGTTTGCGTCCTATGGTAAGCCACGAACCGTTAATCCACAGTGGTTATATTACGCAAATGCGCCAGCTGATGAGGATCAGGAACAATTAAAACTCTATAATAGCAATCCTCTAAATCAATTTGGAGCATGGAGATTTGACAAAGTTTGTTTAGATTTTAAACCAGATATAGTTTTATGCTATCGAGATCCTTGGATGGACAATTGGATTCAAGACTCTCCACTTAGACCATACTTTCATTGGGTGTGGATGCCAACTGTTGATTCCGCACCACAACGTCAAGAATGGATTGATACATTTGCACGATGTGACGCTATTCTAACCTATTCAGAGTTTGGAGGAGAAACACTTAAAGAGCAGGGTAAAGAACGTATTAATTACATAGGATGTGCCTCTCCCGGCATTCATAGCGAAGCCTACAAGCCGATCCCCAAGAAGCCACATCGCATTGCTATGGGGCTTGATCCAGATGCATTCATAGTAGGAACCGTTATGAGGAATCAAAAACGAAAGTTATTTTTTGAACTTATGAAAGCATTTCGTTTGTTTTTGGATCAGGCACCAAAGGAAGTTGCGCAAAAAACATTTTTATACTTACATACAAGCTATCCCGAAAAACAAGGATGGGATATTGCACAAGGTATTATGTCTCATAATCTTTGTGGTAAGGTTCTTATGACGTATATTTGCAAAGTATGTGGTAAGTTTTTTCCATCTATGTTTCAGGACGCTTTAGGTAAGTGTAAGCATTGTGGAAATATGTCTGCTGTATGTCCTACAGTAGGTCTTGGATTGTCTGTAAAAGATCTAGGCAAAGTATATAATTTATTTGATATATATGCTCAATATGCTATATGTGAGGGGTTTGGTATGCCACAAGTCGAAGCCGGTGCTTGTGGAGTACCTGTGACAGCTACAGACTATAGCGCAATGCACGACGTATTACACTTTACTAAAGGGTATCCCATACCTGTCGAAACTTTCTTTAGAGAATTAGAAACCGATGCTGAACGAGCTTATCCAAATAATCAGGCTTTTGCAGATATACTAATTAATTTTTTCACACAAAGTGAAGAAGAAAGAATGACAAAAGCTCTCGAAGTTCGAGAAAACACTGTTAGTCGATATAGTTGGGATGGTTCTGCTAAGGTTTGGGAAAAATATATAGACTCATATACGCCCCAAGGATTGCAAGGTCAATGGGATGCTCCACCGTCAATTATCAATATACCAAATAAAATGCCCGAAAATATTTCGAACGAAGACTTTGTCACATGGATATATAACGATATTTTACATATGCCAGATAGACTTCATCAGTATGAATCAACCAAGCTTGTCAGAGAGTTGGCATTCGGAGCTACGATGGGACAGGGTATGTTAGAGCCCATTACTAGACAACAGATTTATGATGGATCGAAACAAAGGTCTTATAATAGAAATCAAACAGAACATATTAGAGCAGGAAACATACCACTTCCACCAGAACGATTTATTATAGAAGCTCACGAAATGTTAAAGGAAAAATCATGAACGTGCTATTTATTGGGCCATATAGACAACAGGACGAATGGGGTCGTAAAAGTCGCGCCATTCTACAATCATTACAGCGTAGTCAGCACAATATTACAGCCCGACCAATATTTTTATCATCGAGCAACCAATACGATACATATCAAGAAATTGCAGAACATAATATCTCCAATAGTTATGATATGTTAATACAATTTTTGTTGCAGCCATATGCGGTTTATAACGGTAGCATTGCAAAAAATATAGGGATTTTTAATAGCGAAACCCTTCCCGCGCAAGTTCCTATAGCACAATTGACCAAAGAATTATTAATGGATGAAATTTGGACAGAAAGCGATTCCATTCAACAGAGATTGCAACAAGTCTTACAAGATCATACCAACAATACCAAAGTTGTTGCCATGCCTCCTTCATTAGATGTTGAACATCTGTCAACCACTCCAAGCGTTTCGATTAAAAGTTCTCATCCAGACTTGGCTAATAAATTTATTTTTTACTACATAGGAAATCCTATGGATGACAAAGACGCATTTAAAGAAACCCTTATTGCATATAGCAAAGCATTTTGTTATCAAGACGAGGTATGTCTTATTGTTTTTTCAGATATAGTAATACCGCAAGAAAAAATGGAGAGCGTTTTAAAAGAATGTACGGAATTGATGCATGATGTACGACCACCTACACAAAAACCGATGATCAAATTTTTAATGCCGCCCAATGGAGTGTGGAGTACAGAAGAAAGAGTAGCATTACACATAGAAGGTGACTGTTTGGTTGCCCCTAGCTATAGCCTATCGGCTACTTCAACGGTATTAGAAGCGGGATTATACAATAGCACCCCGATTATTAACAAGGGGAATGCCGCATTTGAATGCCTAACCGAAGAAAACTCATGGGGAATAGAATCATACGAAGATATTTGTATGTATAAGACAAGGCCTTTGAATAGTAGGTTTACATCCAACGAATTATGGCGTAAGCCTATTATTCGCTCTTTAAGCGCAATCATGAAGACGTGCTTTCTTGATAAGTTCAAACGTGATGAAAAAATAAAAGCCAATAGTCAATTACGAAACTATTTTAGCAATATATCTTATGAGAATCTTTTAAAATAAAGGACAACGATGCTAACTGTTAATAACATTATACGGTCTGTTTATAGGGCGTCTCCTAGTTCTGATATTGATAAGTTCAATATACTATCAATAGGTCCAAATAATGAAAAGTACCTATCCCTCTTAGCCCAAACAGAGCATAAGTTTTACATCCTTCCTGAGAATCCATGGAATGAACTGATAGAAAATAAACCCTCGAATATCCAAGACATAACATTACTGCTGGACGATCTAGATTTTATTATCTGCTACAATCGAGCAGAACAATACGAACACGCCCAGTATTGGTCAAAACAATTACATGTTCCAATCATCCTTGTTGATATGTGTAGTGCCAACCTAATTAGACCTCAACACCTATTAGAAGGAGTTAGTGTTACGAATAGAGAACTACTTAATAAGCAGCCAGCTTTAAGAGTGTCTTGTACTGAGTATATACAAGAGTCATGGAGTAATACTAAATCTATCGTAATTCCTATTGGAATAGATACTAATAAATTTAAAGCTAATAAACCTGAAAATGAAGTATATGTTGCGATTGATAATAACACAGTACAGCAAATTGGTAATGTAATAGCTGGCCACATAGGTAATAATTATCAAGTAATTCCTACAGACCATGACAACTTAAACGACATCTCATTAAACAAGGCTAAATACTTTATCAATACTAACAAGAGTATTACGGTTAAAACACTAGAGGCTATGGCGGCAGGAGCGATTGTAATATCGTTGAGAACGCCAGATTCTGAAAAGTATATAGACAATTATAAAACCGGCGTACTTATTGACCGTATAGAAAATATTATGATGGTCCTAGACACTTTTGAAGGGCCAGATATAGAACTGGCAAAAGAAATATCGACGAACGCACGCCAAAAAATTATCGATGAGCATTCTATGGAAAGCTTCTTGTCTAAATGGCATCAGGCTTTTAATATAGTTCGTTCAACTTTTTATGTTCCTGAAATTTAAAAAAGGTATTAGGATGAATATTAACTTAGTAACTCGTGATGATAGCCCAAGCATTGCTGATCATCAGAATATTTTAATTGGAAACTTAGAACAACTACCCAATAATATATGTAAAAGTATTATCATAAACGGAACGTTTAATGTATTAAATCCTAACCAGTGTGATCTATTAATTCATAAAATTAGACATAATGGTATTTTACAGATTTCTTCGGTAGATGCTATGGAATTAGCTTTCGCATTTACACAAGGGAGTATAGACATAAACCAATTCACCTCTTTTACCCAACACTCACAGCAACAACATACGCTATTAGAGACAAAAGTATTTTTAGAGCAGCGGGGATATATTATTGAAACCGCAGGTATAAAAGATCTAACTTTTTATATTAAGGCTAAACGACCATGACAGAGACAGAGCAAAAAACTAGCATAGCTTCAACAATATGTTTAAATTGTGTATTTGCAAATTACACAGACAAGGTACAAACAGGATGTAGTGCGAATCGACTTGAATTATTTAAAAAGGCTAAGCAAGAAATTTCAGAAGTGCCCCTTGAAGATAAAACTACTTTTGTGATTGAAGGTAAAACCTGTGTTTACTATAGAAATAAAGCATGGGCCGAATCATACTATAAAACCAAAGATACCGAACATATCTTATCAAAAATAAAACAAGAGTTAAAAATTCCATACCATGCTATATTGTTCTTTCGAAAGAATGATACGTTAGAACAATTAAAAAACAAACTAATACAACTAGATCAGCAAAGTGTCAAACCCAAGATATTAACTATTCTAGATCGATCCCACAGCGTTAATGTGGTAACTGATCAAATTATGGAACTATGTCAACAATTTAATTTTGAACATTGGCGAGTACAAAAAATTCAAGCAACAGACCAATTGGACAATGACGTTATAGACTTGGCATATGATTCTACTAAGAATTTAAAATATATGTTTTATATAATATTTGAAACTTCACAAGACATTCCTATCACTCTATCGCAAGAGATTCATAAATCTTTACATGACGATATGAAAGCATTTACTATACTCTTACCAAATAAAAACCAAATAGGTAAAACGGTATTAAATATTGCGCATAAAAAATATGCTGGTAATTCTTTTACGGTTCCTCTAGAAAAGAAAATACTACATTATGATGATGCTCCTCACTTAATTAAAAAGGTTGAAGAAATATGTCCGAGTCTCCAGTAATTTTAATAGCAATGGCAGACAATGAAAAGCCAATCAAACAGCAGAATTATGATCATTTATCGGTAGTGTACAACCCATCACCCGTAAGCTCAACAAAAATAGAAAGCGATTTTTATAATAGTATTCCATCAATATCCCACCAAGCAGACATGTATGGTTTTTTACCTACATACGCTGATCTTACATTTGATTATAGTATAGATAAAATTGTTAAATTTTTTATGCAAGACGAAATGATCAATCTTATAGTCTGTGATCTAATTCATCAATATAAAAACTTTACAGCATATGAATACATTCAGCCAGAATCTCGTGCAAATAACATACCATTTTTTATTCGCAACTCCATTAAAGATAGAATTAATTTTGCTGATAACGGCCCTATACTTCAAAACCAACTCAACACGCTACAAGAGCAAGGAAACACTATATTTCATATCGCTGAGCCTTTAATTACTATAAATAAAGAAGGCGATGCATGAAGGAAAAAGACCACGTTAATATTATTATTCCCGCAGCAGGCATGGGACGTAGGATGAAATCCTATGGGCCTAAGCCGCTAATAAAAATAGGTAATTCAACCATTATTAAAAACCAAATTAGTTTAGTAAGGTCTTACATACCTAATTCTAATATCATTTTAATTTGTGGCTTTCAAGCTTCTGTATTAATGAACGCAACACCCAATAATATAATTAAAATAGAAAATGAAAAACATCAAGAAACTAATGTAGTTCGCAGTATCGGAATGGGTTTACGCGCCATAAATGACTGTTGTAAAGTAATAGTGATATATGGAGATCTAGTTTTTAATGCTGAAACAATACAAAGTATTACATTTAAGCATTCTAGTATTATTATAGCAAATGAAACAATGGGTCAGGAAGAGGTGGGGTGTGTAATCGATAAAAATCGTTTGCAACACCTAATGTATGACCTACCCAACAAGTGGGGACAAATAGCTATATTTGTTGATAAAGAACTAGAACTGTTACAACAACTGTGTTGGGATCGCAAAAACAGCAGTAAGTTTGGTTTTGAGATTATTAATGAGATTATAGAACAAGGAGGGGAGTTTCGATGTATTGAAAACAAAAATATAAAGATTGTTGATATTGATAGTTCTAAAGATATTCAAACAGCTCAAGAAATTTTATTATGAAAATTATTATCCCAAATATACCCATACCTATATTGTTGGATATAGTCCAATGTTTAGAAAGTATTAAAGAAGTTGCTAATATACAACCTCTACTTTGGAATGTGCAACATAAGTCTATAACCGATATGTTTGATGAAATTCAACCTAATTTATTATTTATTCACGAATCGCAATTAGACATGGCTTTTGAAATGCTCTGTCAAGAATTAGAATTTGAGTATATTTTAGTAGGCAACCAACCCATACCTTCTCATATTTCTAAGACACCCAAGGTGATTTTAACGGACAACCCAGAAACACAGTTTAACCAGACCTATATACCAATTCGACCTTTAGCGAGAATAGCTCAAATTCATAATGCTAAAATGGATCATACAATTGAATCTGAGGTGTTAGTTAATACAACCAATATAACAATAACTCCAGATATTCAAAAACTACTACTGTTTTTAAGCAATAAATATAAAACTAAAATTTTCGGACAGCAACCTATTCGATCCCATCACTATATAGGCGATGTGGACATGTTCCAAAGAGCAAACTTAATTAAATCTGCTAAGTGCGTAGTGGATTTTACAGAATATGATTTTTGGGATGCTTCGTACTTAAAAATACCTTGTATTTGTATGAACCCTAGGCATCCCTTTATTATGCCCTTTAACAATATTCAAAACTTAAATAATAATCTACACGGAATAATTAATAATAATATCGTAAGAAGTAAATATATTATGGACTGCTATGAGAAAGTCTATGAAAATAATACTAGCTATCATTTGTCTTCGCAAGTATTTAAAGCCATAGATTTAGATGACATCGCTACAACCCTTATCCAATATGTAGAAAGTTTAAAAATATGATTGGTATACTTAAAACAAATGTGACGAACAACGACAAAGATTTTTTTGCAATTAAAAATCTAAACGAACTACGCAATACAAATACGAACACTTGCTTATTTTGTAATCATATCGATAATAAATTTCCACTTCCCGTTTTAACTAACACACTTCAAAGATCTCACTGCTACTCTTTCAATGGTATTTTAATAACTGATGATTTAATGAGATCTCAAGACTTAATCAATACGACATATGCTAAAAAAAGATTTATATATTTATACCATTTGGACTGGCCTTACGTTCAAAACTTACAATTTACCCATATCAAACGAGTATTTTTAAATGAGAATATTGAATTAATAGCCCGTAGCAAACCACATGCGTTACTAATAGAAAGCGTTTTCAAAAAACCTAAATATATTATGAAGGAATGGGATTACCAAACTCTCATCGAGGTAGATCAAAATGAATAAAGACGAACAAAAGGTCTTAGATATGTATCAAAATAAAAAATGGAGTACGTATCAAATTGCAGAACGTCTAAATACGTATCCAAATAAAATTAGACGCATTTTAACAAAACATGGAATTGATTTGCGAAATGCTAAAGAGGCACAAACAAACGCATTAAAAAGCGGAAGGTCAAAACACCCTACGGCTGGAAGCCTTATGTCCGAAGAAACGAAACAAAAAATTAGCGAAACCCAAGGTCAGGTTTGGGATAAATTAAGTCAACAGCAAAAAGAATATAGATCTAAAATTGGTAAAGAGGCATGGTCACAAAAAACCGACGAAGAAAAAGCCGATTTTATTGCCCATGCGCAGGAAGCGATTAGAAAAAGTAGTCGTGTCGGATCAAAATTGGAACATTTCTTATTATCTGAACTCAGCTCAAGAAAAACGAGGGTAGAATTCCATAAGGAACAATGGTTACAAAACCAAAACCTTCAAGTTGATCTATATCTTCCTGAATACAGTACTGTAATCGAAGTTGATGGGCCGTCTCATTTTAAACCAATATGGGGGGAAGAAAACTTAGCCAAAAATATTAAGGCAGATCAGCAAAAAACAGGTTTGGTATTAAATAGTGGGCTAGTAATGATTAGGATTAAACAAGATCAATCATTAACACAAAGATTCATGCGAAATACATTAGAGAACTTATTAAATCTTTTAGATACAATTAAGAAGGACTATCCCAAGGAAAATGAAAGGTATTTTGAAATATGAATACGCAAACTGAGTTCGAAGAAATGGTAGAAGAAGTTGTGGAAGATACTATTGAAACGTCAAAAACTAAAAAGATACCGTCAGAACAAGATCCAGAATGGTCAGAATATCTTCTAGACCAGCTATCCGATACTGAGCTAATCAATGGTGCGCCCACCGTAGATGGTCTACGTCGCATAACGCAGAAATGCTTTGGGGAAATTGTAGAATCTCATAGTCAAATTATCGAAACACCAACATCTCAAAACAATCAAAGATGTGTGATTAGACATACTCTGGGAATTGAAAAACACAATGGTATAGGTATTATTCGAGTAGATGGGTGTGTGGATGTTTTATATCATAAAACTCCATATCCATTCAAAGATCACTTAGTTGCTACTGCCGATACTAGAGCAGAGGGCAAAGCCCTTCGTCGTGCATTAAAAATCCGTGTCGTGACAGCTGAAGAGCTTCAAAATGAAGATGAGTCAGAAGCAATTTCGACCGACGAATTAATTAACGATCAACAAGTACTAGCTATTAATCAGCTTTGTAAACGGTTAGATATCTCTGTAGAATCTATCGTTACGGGTGAATATAATAAAGTAGATAAAATCAATCAGTTAAGAAATCTCGAAGCTAGATTACTTATTAGTAAAATATCCGAATTGCAAAGAAAACCGAAAGATATTCCAGAAGCTTATCTTGGATATAATGAAAACTGGAAAACCAACTTTTATGGGAGTTAAGTATGCAAGCTAGAATAAAAGCAACCGATGGCCTTTGGTTCGATGTTGAGGCAGAACAAGAGGACGAACTTTTTAAACAAATTGCTAGAGTACAAGAAATATTTCAACATAATAGCTGTGGTAATTGTGGATCTGTTAAAATCAAATTTATCTGTAGACACGATAGTTCAGATAATGACTGGTTGGAAATTACCTGTCAGGAGTGTCGTGCCAAGCTAGTATTTGGAAGAACTAAAAAGGGTGGTTTGATATTTCCCAAAATTAGATGGGATCAACTATCTGAAAAACAGCAGGAACAAAGAGTTAATGAACAAGTTTACGCTGAAAAACACAGAGGATATCTACCTAATAGGGGATGGTTTATATATAAGCCTAAACCATAAACAACAACATGAATCCCTATACAGTTCTTGGAATTAACGAAAATGCAAATACAGCAACTATTAAAGAGGCATATCGTAATCTAGCACGAGAACATCATCCTGATCGTGGTGGAGATGTTAAAAAATTTAAAGAGGCTACTGAAGCTTATTCCATTCTTTCCGACGAGCAAAAAAGAAACAGGTATCATAAGCCATCACCAACCTTTGGGTTTGAACATATTTTCGGTCAAGAGTTTAACCCGTTTGCGGATTTATTTAATTTTCAGCAACCTCCCCAATCCAAACCTACCCAAGCACAAACAAAAGACTCTGATATTTTCTTTAATTTTAAAGTAAATTTAGAACAAATAAAAAAAGGAGCTTCTGTCAACCTATCTTATCCTCGCAACAACCAATGTGGGGCTTGCAAGGGAAGTGGAGGAGCGGGTAAGACAAGTTGTAAATCTTGTGGAGGATCGGGCATGATCATTTCTAAGCCCAATCCTAATTCTATACAACAGATTACATGTCCAAGCTGTTACGGTAAGGGCTTGTTGTTTGAAGAACCTTGTGAAACATGCCAAACCAAAGGTTTTGTCCAAGAAACTGAGCAAATTACGATCAAAATAGAACAACAACAATAACCTATTCATGACAATGGGGTAGATATTATTGTTATAAGTGTATTTAATATAGGGAGAATACATGCTAACTAATTTTTTACAAATATTCTTAACCATGTTTGCCTATTGTTTTTGGCCCTTTGTATTTGTGCTTATGATAATATTTTTAATTAATAAATACTTTAATCATGGGTATACTAAGAGTATAGAGAAACAAAATAGGATCTTGGGCACCAACAAAGAATATAAACTTCCAGACGTGCCAGAAGATACACTTTCTTTTAAAACTCCAAAAATAGAAACCTCTTTTGGAGATCAAAGAATAGGGCAGGTTCACAGTGCAACACCGAAGAATTAGAAAGGTATCTGGACTACAAGAGGCTTTTGTTGATCTGGAAAGTCCTACGTCACAACCAACACCCGAGATTGCCCCTCCTAAAGCCCAAGCTATTACCCAAGATCTAAATTATTCAAAACCTAAAGTATATGAGGTATTTACGATGGCTGATACTACAGAAATTACTACTAATAAACGTGCTGTTGGTGTTGATATTGGAACAGGATTTATTTCTTGTGCCGAACAAACAGAATCAAATATAGAGTTTAGAAAAGTTAGAGATGCATTCTTCAAACTTAATCCATCTAAATTCTTAGAGGGTTCAGCTACTAATTTTGGTGAAAATATGCTCAAAAGCTCAGGAGCGCACTATGTAAAAGTAGACGGTCTTATTTATGTACTCGGAGACGATGCATTTAAATTTGCTAGCCTGTTCCATCAAGAATGTTTACGTCCTATGTCACAGGGTGTTCTCAATTCCAAACAGCCAGTTTCTAATTTAATGGTTGGTGAGCTAGTAAAGGCTGTAGCTGGTCGCCCCACTTCGGATGATGATGTCCTTTACTACTGTGTGCCAGCAGAGCCAATTGATGCTGATTTTGATGTGGAATATCATAAACAAATTCTTAGCGGTGTGTTTACAGACTTGGGATATAAGAACATAAATGTTATGACTGAAGCATTGGCCGTTGTGTACTCAGAGTTAGCCAGTACTCAATATACCGGTATTGGTATGAGCTTTGGGGCCGGTATGTGTAATATCGTATATTCCTTTATGGGAATGCCCGTATTTGCTTTTAGTCTTAGTAGAGGTGGCGATTGGATTGATTCTCATGCTGCACAGCACACCGATGAAACTAATAATGTTGTGACAAGTATAAAAGAAAAGGCTGACTTTAGTCTGTATGATAACACATCCGGCATACAACGAGCTATTTCTATCTATTATGAATCTTTACTAACATATGTTGTAGAACAATTTAAAGAACTATATGAACGTACTCCAAAAAAACAACTTCCTAATGTTACAGAAGAAATGCCTATTGTAATCGCAGGAGGCACATCTTTAGTTCTAGGGTTTGTAGAAAAACTTAGAGAGTTAATTACAGACGATTTTCCCGTACCTATTTCTGAAGTTAGACACGCAGAGCAACCGCTTTTTGCTGTTTCTAACGGCCTTTATCAAGCAGCTAAATTGTCTGCACAACAGGATAGCTAATGAATAAAAAAATTGTTGTTGTAGGCTCAGGGAATATGGGTCGATCAATTGCATGGGCATTGGAATCGCTAGGCTATGATTTGATTGTTTTAGATCAAAATCAACAATCTTTATTAAGTTGTAAAAAATTATTACAAAATAAAAAGAACCACAGGTTTAGTAGGTTTGATTGTGATACTCATTACGGCCATATTAATACAGCAGCATTTAATATTATTAAAGGATCTGCTGCGGTTATATCGTCGCTTCCGTATCATAAGAACTTACTATTAGCCCAACAGTGTGTAGCATATAATATTCCCTATTTCGATCTCGGAGGGCATATTAACACAAGTAAACAAATCCATGAATTAACTACAGCAAAAAAAGGAACCGCTTTTACTGATCTAGGCTTAGCTCCCGGTTGGGCAAACATCATTGCTGAAGAACTATGTGATGAACTAGAAAGCCAAGGACAGCAACCTAAAGAAGTACAAATCATGGTAGGTGGACTTCCCGTTAATCCTACTAATACCTTGCAATATGCATGTACGTGGTCTTTTGATGGTTTAGTCAACGAATACAAAGATGATTGTATTGTACTTAAAGATAATTTGATTTCGATGGCTTCTGGAATGAGTGGTTTAGAATCTATTGATAGTTCTATCGGTCCATTAGAAGCTTTCTATACAAGCGGGGGTGTAGCTCACAGTATTAGCTCTATGTTAAAAAGAGGAGTTCCAACCTGTTGTTACAAAACATTAAGATATCCGGGTCACAATAAAATAGCTAAGTTTTTAATTCATGAGTCTGGATTAACTGATGAAGAAATTATTAAAGTATTTAAACATACCTGTCCTGCTCAAGAAGATTTAGTAATTATTAAAGTTTTAGTTAATGATTTATTATTTGAACAAGTCATATATTCAGATGTCAAATTCTCTGCTATGCAAAAAGCAACGGGCTTTCCTGTGGCTTCAGCGGTCCACACAGTCCTGCTAAGCGATCAATATGGCGGTGTTTTAAAATATAGCGACCTCGATCATTCCGAATTTAATAAAAATCTAAAGTTCTTACTTAATTCGGCCATTTCGGAGTAGAAGGAGAACATCTTCCGGTCAGTTCATACAATCGTTTTTTAAGAGGAATGATTTTATAAGCAAAGTTTAAGATATCTTCTTGTTGTGCTTTCTTGCCACGGAATGCGTGCATAGACGCAAATTCGGGCGGCTTAATATATGTTGCATTTTTTATAACTTCAATAGCATGTTGATATCTACGAATATAGTACTCTAAGTGTTGGTCTTCTCTGAGTGCCCCAAACTTTTTCATGGTATTATTCGCCTAGTCTGTTAAGAATCCTAGCAATAATATCGTTTCTAACAATATCATTTCCTTCTAGCTTACACACTGCAATACCTTCTACATCTGCTAACCGATCCATACAAAAATCAAAACCACCCCTTTGATTCTCATATAAATCACTTTGAGCAGGATCGCCATTAAGAATAGCTTTAGAGTCTTTACCCATTCTAGTAATAAACATTTTAATTTGTTCATACGTAGCATTCTGAGCTTCGTCTAAAATCATAAAAGAATGATGAAAGTTACGACCTCGCATAAATTCCAAAGGACACAGCTCTATAGTATTAGAATTACGAAGTAATCGAATAACTTCAGGGGCAAGATATTTATGCATTTCCTCTAGAACGGGAATAAGATAGGGTTGAATTTTAGCTGTATAGGTTCCCGGTAAGTGACCAAGACCTCGACCGGATTCTATGGTTGGTCGTGCAATAACAATTTTCTCTACTTTTTTTTCTACTAAGAACTGACAGGCACATGCTACGGCAATAGCGGTTTTCCCCGATCCCGCAGGACCAGAACAAAACACAACATCAGATCTGTATAAAGACTTTAAATATTCTGCTTGGTTTTGGCTTTTAGGTTTTAATTGAGTTTGAAGGGTTGGGGAGGTATTAGTATTATGATTAGCTTTATGTTTTTTTCTAGCCAATATATTATGCCTTTTTTCTAAAGGGAATAATTTTGTTTAAAAACTTTTTCCTTTTTTGACAACCACACCCCTCTAAACCCGACCATTTCTGTACGGTTTCTTCAGTGATGCCCAATTTAGAAAAAACATTACCAATAACATCCCCTAAGCCATCTTTTTTTTCCTCGTAATTCTTAAGATTAATACCTTCTTTTTCTAACGCATTAACTACTAGGTCTAGTTTTTCTTTTTCGTGATTCATATTTTGCAATACCGTGTGTTGATGTGCATAAACCGTATTAATATTTACCGCGCTATAAGCTTGCATAGTTATATACCCCATTCTTAAGTGTGAATTGTTAAAAAATTAATGATCGGATGCTGGAGGCATCACTGGAATGAATGCAGAACTAGTTGCAAGACAATCCTTTATCCAGAGACGACCCTCCTTATTTGTGGGCGTTACACTGAAGTGGGTCGATTGTGAACCTTTAGAAAGCATAGGACAAGAAGTATTCGTTAAGTTATACTTGTAATCACAATTGCCAGTTTGTGTTAAATTTTGCTCACGACATCCAAAAGGAACCCAAAGCTTACCAGCATTTCCTGAATGACCAGCGTGTAATACCATCCAATCTCGCCATAGAAAATCACCATCTGTGCCTACATACTTCCATTGATCAGTATTAAATGGACCTGCAATAGTAGGACAGTTACCATCTATATTATATACATCCCAATGAGACAATGTAAAAGCTTCCGGTGTAGTAATGTTTTGATTAGCCTGATAATATGCATTATTATATTTAACCTTAGCGCCTATACTATAGGTTGAACTTGCACTGTATGCTGATATATCTTGTCCACAATCTATTAAGTCCCACACTTCAAAACCGCCAACATCTACCGTAAAACCATCGGCACACCTCTGTGTTTCGTTACGACTATCATACTGTGTAAATTTATATATTTGTCCATCATTACTAACAACCGCACCCCATTGATACTGAACACCACATTCCCACTCTACCCCATCAACATCGACATAAGACGAATTAGTCCTTGCTATATATGCCTGTCCTTCATAAGTAACGCGATCTCCTATTACATATTTATCATTTTGATTATATGCTGGCGAATTAACAATAGTAGCCGGATTATTAGGCCACAGATTAGGAAAATTAGGAGCAGTACCTGTTGCAATATGTTCGCTTAGTCTAATACCATTAGCTAAAGCTCCTGTTTGTTCAAAAGAAGCTCGCGTTAAAGGAAAATTTCGTATATATAACCATCGGTCTGATGACCAATCCATTTCTGGTCGCCAGTCAGGCGTTGCCAAAGCATTAGCTTTGTACATTCCGTTGGACATAAATGCGGCGTCAGTATTAATATTATATCTTGCTATATTAGCCCACTCACTAACTGGAGATCTAGATCCAGTAATTTCAGAGCCCCTATGATACCATCGAAGATTCCATCGTACACAATTGGCTACTGGGTTTTCATTATAGCCAACCTCACGGGGATAGGGCATTGCCTCATTCTGTGGAAAACCAAAATCATCCAAATTTTTATGAACTCCAGTAACATTATCCCACCAAACCGCTGCTACTAAAGGTTCAACGCGTTCGTCTAATCGATCATACCCCTCAGACATTGAACAAACATGTACGGCGGGACAGAAAAAATCGGTAGTTATTTCTTGTACATATGAGCCAACGTTACCTGCCCCACGAAAATCTACATCTATTGTTTTTAGATGAGTAGTATTAGTGTTTTGAGCATATACGTGATCGGCTCGTACAGGTCGAAAATTTTTCGCATCGCCATATATACGCTGACCATCTACTACCTCTCCACTATTAATTACTACATTTTCTATATAACTATTCTCCCCGTTCCATTCCTTATGTTGAGGTTCATCTGTAGGACGATGACCGGTAATACTATAGGTAAAAAGATCCTCATCTATTACTAGCTCATTGTCTATTAATAATCTAACGCGATAATTATAGTCTTCTATAACTCCAGAGATGTCACCCAGTGATGAATAAGTCCCCATCGGCCTTCGAGACTTGTTCGCATCAATATCCTCACACTCTATTTCGTGCCAAAGAGTGTGATTCTGTCCGTCAACAAAAGCTGTTGTTTGAAAACCGGCTGCACATCTTACATCTGGATCTCTAGTGTCTAAATATCCGGGTTTATATCTCTTTCCACCGTGTGAAACAAATTTAGTTTTGTAGCTATAGTTTCGTCTACAGTCCCAATTAAATATCGAACTGTCTTCGGTACACGCTAAAGGCAAGCCCCATCTTTCAACGATCTCAAGATTACTACAGAATCTATGCGGTGTTAAATATCCCTGATTGGGCGAGCCTATTGGCCCACAGTCCGCATCTAGTGGAGTCACACATCTTACCTGACATCCTCTCCCATCGTATACTTTTGTAACTACGTATCCCTCTGGACAGCTGCAACCTGCTGTGCACCCATCACAGCTATCCTCATTATCACATCCATACCACTCACTTAAATCCCTCCCATCACAGCCCACGGCCACTGGGGACTGCATACAACTACGGTCAGTTACGTCGGTACAGGAAAACCCTTTGTCTCCTCGCCGTGCTTCCTGAAAGACACCCGCCACCACGGAACCGGGCTGAACGCCAGCGCTTGTCCATCCAAACCCATCTGGCATTGTAGGATAATATCGAGTTTCCAACTTAGTACATAGCGTCGAAGCCATAGCAGCAACATCGATATAGTCTTTTCGGGAATAACGTGGCGCTGTTTCTTTTGCTCTAATTGGCCCTGAGTCATATACAATAATCATTGAACCATGAATCAGGGGTTTTGGTCGGCCATAAAGTCTTGCTGTATGTTGAAACGTATCAGTATGAAGAATATCTGGTATAGCATTACCATGAGATGCACAGTTAGCATAACTATATTCTTCCTTCGGTAAAATTCCAAACGCATCTTCGTTATCGTTCGAAACAAACTCCCAATCTCCCGCCTCCCGAATGTCCGATTGGTAGAAATAACCCTCTCCCCATACCATATGTGAAGCATCACCCCTACCGGCAAGACCTGTTCCTTTTGGTCTTCTACCCTGAAATCCAACAACAATACTATCTTTATAAGTAAAATCATATGTAGATTCAGTCTCAGGATTCTCTCCCCAATAACGCGCGCACTGTAAGTCTGTAGGATCTAGACGTAGAGCTGGCTGACCGTCAACTTGATCATAGTCTTCAGCGCTCCCACCGTTAGATCTATGAAACTGACTAGGTACTTCCGCATAATGGATCATACCTAAAACTCGTTTTGGAACTCTAATCGCATAAGAAAATGGCTGTGGAATAGTTCGTTGCATCATCAGACCATAGGTGTTAAGTCGATTACAACCACCCTCTATCGTATCGAAATTCCTGTCAAAACCACCGAAAACTGCGTCGACTTGGACATTATCGGTTACCATATCCTTTTCCCATGTCCACTCCTCAAATTCTGCTGATGAATGACGTTGGTTGTTCTCTATCGTACTAACTAGATATACAACATTTTTATGAGCACAACCTTCGCCGCAATAACAGTCGCTTTTTCCTTGCTCTATTTGGAGGCTTCGAGACCCCATAGTTGATGAATAGGTAAGAACGTGGCTATTGCCAAGCTGATCGGAATCGGCTGCTTCAGTTCTAGTAATCATTCCATCTTCTACAATATTAGTGCTATTACCATAGATATTATCCCAGTTGGAGTGCGTAAAATGTAATTGATATTCATTAGCAGATAGCATTGTTATTTTACCATCTGGATGACTATCGAAGTCATTCATAATGTCAATTTCACCCCATCCTCTTCCCAGTGTGCCGTCTAGACCTACATAGGTCTGTAGCTGATTCACAGTACGATAAGTCGCCTTCGGTACATTACCCAGTACCCCCATGTTCACTGATAGAGTTCCGAACTCAGAATATTCTTCCGTAAGCTGCGCCGCACCTAAAATCTTAGCAAAGCCAAACTCTGGTGATCCAGTTCCTAACGCATCATCTTTATCGGCAAGTAAGTTATTTCCATGCGGAGGAAAGCCACCTCCAGTACCTGATATCGGTTGTGCCCAATCTACAAACAATACATAACTATCTGTAAGTTGTTTTGGGTCAGTATAGTTTGACCGCAAAGGAGGTAGAGGTTTCATCTTACCCTGAGTAATCAAATTTTCAAATGTTGTTCCGTCACCTTCAAAATCCTCAGTCACATACCAACGATTACATCCGTCAGTTTCGTCATAGTCACAATCATACTTCGTAGTCGTTTCAATAAGATCCCCGGACGCAAAAGTATCGCTTGCGTTAAAGTATTTACGACGAGGAACTACAAGTCCGTCACCACCGACTATGCTTGCCCAATCCGTATTATGAACCAAATGCCATGCATAAGATACTGGATTGTCATAGGCTCCACTATGACGAGCAGCTAGAGTGACTGTATCCGTAAGCCAAGCACCGCTAGGAAATTTAAAGTCAACATCATAAAGAGATTTATAAGGATTAAATCTAAAATAGTGCTGATTTTCAGTACTATCCTTTGGAAGGCAACACTCCTTGTCAATACATTGATTCGGGTCATTATGGATAAATGGTCCATAATTACATGTATCGTCCGTATAAGAGTTTATATTAGAACGAACATTCTGATCCATTCCCGACCAGTGAACTCTCTCACTACTGATATTTAAATTAAAAGGCTGTGCAAGCCAAGGATAATACCCTCCGCACCCACAAGACATGTCTGACGACGTTGTGCCCGGACTACCATAATCAGCCATACCATCTCCTTCTTCCTATACATTAACCCAACCCGGAATAATATTACAATCATACCAAACTAAAATATCACTTCCAACATGCCCTTCGACATAATGACCTTGTTCGGGAGCGGTGCTCATACCATGTTGCCATTGCACAACACAACCGGTAGTGTTTATATATCTCGCACCATTTTGTAGCTGCCAATCGCTATTAGTAGCTGCGGGTGGTCCTTCAATAGGTTCAGGGCCAACCGCCTTCCATCTTTTACGATATTCTAAAACGCGACCCCAATTCCGATAACCTGTTCCTCCCACATTAAATTCACCGGGCGGATGACCCTGAGTAGCTTTATAAACAACGTCTTCACATTCATTATCGTAAGCTACAGCACTACTTCCTACATACTGCTTATACATTACTAGATCGCCTTCTCTATATTCAAGAGTTGTATCATGTCCTGATGCTGATATAATAACCTGATCGCCTATCATATAAGTTTTCGACGAATCATAATCATCTGGCAATATAAATGGCCATACTACAATTTGACCATCTTTCATAGAACTTTCAGCAGGAACCCACACAGCAGATGTACCACTACTACAAACACCCGCAAGAACCTTTCCTCCACCTCCACCACCTACTAACCAATATTTAGATTCAGCAGTATCATAATATGCTAAATTTTTTGCACCCTTACTAACAGTAGAATCAGTCCAATTTTCCACTCGAATCGTAGGATCAAGAATCGGTT